GCAAGACGTGAGCGGAAAATGGAAGGATCAATGAGTGCCTATGTTTACTTTGACAACATGAATCAGGCAGTTGAGCAAGGTGGACGGGTTGTGAATGATCTCCTACCTTACATCATTGGCGAAGATGAGCGTACAATGGTAGTAAGCAAGAAAGATGGTAAGACAGATAGTATTACTATCAATCGGAGGCTAGACGATGGATCGCTTGAAAATGATCTTGGAACTGGTGACTTTGATGTGGAAATTAATACGGGGCCTTCTTTTGCGGTGCAAAAAGAACTCGCATTGGAAATGTTTAGTAGCACAATTCAAGCTTATCCTCAGGCCTTTCCATTGGTTGCCGATCTCTGGGCTGGTAATTTGGATATTCAGCAGATGGAGCAGGTTAAAGATCGTTTTAAGACTTTGGTTCCTCCCCAAATCCTTGCCAAAGAAGAAGGAAAGGAACTGCCGCCTCAACCGCCAAATCCTCAAGAAGAAATGATGAAGATGGAAATGGCTGCCAAACAGGCCGATATTCAGAATAAGATGAAAGAAATTGAATTGAAGGCTGAAAAGTTAAAATTAGAGCAACAACAAGCAGAGTTGGATCAAGTTGAGTTGCTATTAAAAGCTCAAAAAGACCAACAAGAAGCAGAATTAAATGTTTATGATCATCAACTGAACCTTGAGAAGACTAAAATAGCCCATGGCTTGGATCATAAGAAAACAGATCTTGATTACAGTCACAAGATTGCAGCCCTTTTGGCTGACATTTATAAGCATTCTACTGAACCAAAAAAGAATAAATCTAAAGATTAGATTTTAAATATCTAATAGCGGCTTCTAATATTTCTATAGAATCTTGAAAATTTCCTAATGAAGTATTACATTTTTGACATAAAAGACCACGAATTTTTCCTGTCTGATGACAATGATCTACTGCTAAATTTCTAATAGGATCTTCTTTATTACAAATTTTACATACATTGTTTTGCTTAGAAAGAATTTCTTTATATTGATGAATGGTGATGCCAAAATCTTTTAGTAATAATCTATTTTTTCTTTTTTCTTTAAAATCAGCAAAACTTGCTTTTAATCTTTCTTTAGCTCTTATTTTTTCTCTATTTTTTTTTAAATAAACATTTTTCGTATATATATTTACACATTTCCTACATCTAAAACCTTCACGATTATATTTATTATTTTTAGTTTTTTTAGAGTTTTCTTTAGTTAATTCGCCATGTTTTTTGCATATTGTTACAATTGATCCTGGCAAATCAGATATTATTCTTTTTCTCATATACACCTCAGCTAGTGTTATCAGCAATATATAATCAAATCAGGCCGTTGCTGAAACGGCTTTTCGGTGATCAGCCTAGATTTGATATTTTATTATATATTAAATCTTAACTAAGGGTACATATATGGCGCTGTTTTATTAATAGATAAGGAATAAAATTTAAACAACGAAGACATGAGGTCTTCGGGCGTCAAGATCGCCTTATCATCTTTGGGCAATGTAATGCCGAAGTGGAGTCAATATGGAAGTTAGTCAGGATATGTCGGGTAACGACACGGAAAATGTTGTAAATGAAGCGGAAGTAATGGATAGCCTTGGTGAGCCGCAAGAAGCGGCAAATGATGACTCACATGAGAGTCCAGGGAATCAAGGTGGAAGTCGCGATACGTTGAGTGTCCAAAAGAGATTGAAGGCACAAAGACGTGCTCACGATAGGGAAATGCGTGAGTTGCAATCAAGGATGGAACAAATGCAATCAATGCTTCAACAAGCTAATCCAGGACAGCCACAACAACATAATCCTTTCGATGCTGGCGCAGGAAGCGCCAATGGCATGCAAGACGCAATCCACCAGGCAGTGACCTATGCTCTACAGCAAAAGGAAATGCAAGAGCAAAAGGCACGAGAATCGGAAGCGCAACATCATATTGCCAAACAATATGGTGAACTAAATCGTCACTTGGACAGCACAGCGGACAAATATGATGATTTTGATGATGTTGTGAGAGGTGATGTGCCATTTACCGCACCTATGCGTGATGCTGCGTTGATGTTGCCGAAGAAAGGCCCAGGTAGTGCAGGAGAAGTCCTCTATCGCCTTGGTAAAAATCCTGAAGAATTATCCCGTATTGCAAAACTCCATCCGTTAGATCAGGCATCCGAATTGATTGCCTTGAGTCATGCCCTGATATCAGGTGGTGAGCAAAAGAACCAACCCAATGCTCGTCCTCTAGGGCAAATCAAGTCCAATCCAGTCGTCAATGCTGCCGGTGTTCACGAAAAGACGCCTGTTTCTGAGATTAGAAACAGAATGAAGAAAGGCACCTTTAAATAAGGTTCTTTTTCAAAAATGGATTATCAACTCTAGGACGGAGTAAACGTCAATGGCTAATCAATTTATTACTACCCAGTTAGTATCAAACACTGCTTTGGCAATGTTTGCTAATAACTCACCATTTGTAATGACAGGTTCAAGGATTTATCAAGATGACTTCCAAAACTCAGGATATAAGATCGGCGATACTTTGCAGGTCCGTAGGCAAAATAACTTTATCGTTGGTGATGGATCGACTGCTGTACCGCAAGATATTATTGAAACCGTTGAAAATATTACAGTGGCACACCAATACCATGCATTGATTGCATATACGGTACAGGATTTAACATTACGTATTGAAGATTTCAGTCGTATGTTTATCCAGCCTGCTATACAAAACATTATCACTCAAATGGAACGTGATATTTGTGCTGATGCTGAGCAAGAACTCTATTTCTTCCAAGGAAATGCAGGATCTCCTATCAACTCTTTTGCGACAGTAGACTTAGCAGGTGCTAAACTATTGGAACAGGGCGTGAATATTGCATCAGATGCATATCTTGCCATGACAGTAAGAGACGGGTCTTCCCTTAAATCTGCATTGTTAAACAATTTCACTCCTGTGTTTAACGAAGAAATTGTCCGCCAATCAGCGATTGGTCACTTGTCCTATTTTGACATGTTCCAATCACAAAATATTGTCAAGCATACAGCAGGTGCAGGTCCTACCTTACATCCTGGCGATACATTAACTGTAAATGGTGCTGTTGCCTCTGGTAACACGATCATTCTTGCAGGTGCAACTGCTGGCGTGACGAACTATTTCTTACCTGGTGATTTGATTAGTATTGCTGGTGTCCATAGTGTTAATCCATTATCAAGACAATCCACTGGTCAAAACATGCAATTTGTTATTACTGCTGCTGCAAATTCAAGTGGTGGTGGTGCGGTAACAATTACTGTTAGCCCAAGTATTATTAGTTCAACTTCTAGCCCATTACAAAATGTAGATGTTGCTATTCCAAATGGTGCAGCGGTAACAGTTGTTCCAAGCTATAACGTAAACGTTGCATATCCTGCTCGAGCTTTAGATATCGTTTGTCCACCACTTTATAAACTCCAAGTTCCTTATGCTTCAGTTGCAGTTGATCCTGAAACTGGCTTGTCACTTGCAGTAACACAAACTGGTGACATTTTGGGATATCAAAACTTGATGCGTATAGACATTTTATGCGGCTTCAAATGGCATCCTCAGTATGCAGTTAAATTATTATCCTAGGAGATGAATAATGAAAGATAGATATGATGGTAATCCAGGGAAAGAAGCAGCAATTGCGAACAAGCGCCAAATGCGTCTTGAAAGAGAGCATATGGAAAAGAACAACTTTGTTAAACGCGAACAAGCTGCGAAAGATAAATATGCTGGCAGAAAGCCAGAGATGAAAGCAGATTTAATGGAGTTCAATGCTCAGATGCAAAATACCGGTGCTTGGGCACAGGGTTTTGGTAAGAAGCTGACCGCAGGATTGGATAAAGTTGCGTTCCCAGTTGATGGTGAAGGTGACGATTCCTAAAGTCCTAATATGGAGATAATGGGATGCCACAAGTTACCAGGACGGTTAATGATGTCATTGTGAATTCCCTTTATCTTCTGGGCGAATTGGGGGTTGGTGAAACCCCTGATGGTTTCATGTTGCAAACTGGTCTTGAGCTTATTAATGAACTCCTAGACAAATTCTCATCTGATAGTATTTATATTCCTTTTTTGACGACAATAGATTTCAATTTCACTGTTGGTATCGATACTTATTCCATTTCAGATATTGTGCCTGCTGATATTGTGCAGGATAGGGTCGTTGATTTATCGTTTGCGAATTATTTTGTTCCTGCTAATGGTGGGCCTGCTGGCGCATTGCCCATATCCTTTCCATTTACAGCAGATGTAACGACTAATTTGCTCACATTATCGACAACATCGCCTTATCCGACGGGAACTGCGATCACATTAA